TTAGAGTATTATAAACAATTAAACTCTAAATTATGAAACAAAAGACAGAACAAGAATTAAAAGCAAATTATGACCGATTTATAGGTATAATTAAGAAATATTTCAAAGGAGATAGATTGGAGAAATTACTCCATATGTATTCCGAAGAAGAATTGGGTGTTAATCTTACACTATCGGCCGCATCTGGCTCAAAACACTATCATAACGCATATATAGGTGGGTATATAGACCACATCTTTAATGTATGTAAGAACGCTCTTAAAATGAGAGACCTGTTCGTAATGCAAGGTGGAGAGATAGATTTCACCGAAGAAGAATTGATATTTAGTTGTCTACATCACGATTTAGGAAAATTGGGTGTTAAGGGTGAGTTACATTATTTACCTAATCAAGAAGAATGGTCTCAAAAGAAATACGGAACTTTATTTGTTCGTAATGAAAAGATACCATATATGACTCTGACCGATAGAACTTTCTTTACATTGAACCACTATGGTATTACTTATAATGAGAAAGAGTATTTTGCAATCAAACTTACTGATGGTATGTATGATGAAGATAATCAAAAGTATTTAGCAGGTCACGACTTAAAGAAACAATTAGTTTATAAGTTACAATTTATTATGCATTGGGCAGACCATATGTCTACAATCATTGAAAGACAAGATAACATAATTTAATGACATATTTTCCGATTTGTAATAAAGTTAGGGTAGTTTTGTCATAACTTTGTAACAAAATAAGAGATGGTATAGTATTTGGACTATATGGATATTATTAACTAAAAAACATTTATTATGTACATGATTGATTACAGTAAGTTATTCGATGAATTTTTTCCAATCGAACAATCAAAACAAAGAACGACTTATGTTCAAAACAAATTCGCAGTAGACATTAAAGACGAAGCTGCATCTATTGCACTATCAGTATTAGGACACGACCCAAAGGATATTGAAATTAATTGCTTTGAGGACAAGATTGAAATTAAAGCCAAAAAGACACAAGAGGACAAAGAAAATCCTTTTAATCAATTGATTTCGGATATTGAAGAAAGAGTACAAGTAGGTAAAAACTTTGATGGTAGAAAAGCAAAAGCTGAGATTAAGCATGGTATTCTCTTAATTACCATCGAAAGAAAAGAAGAGTCCAAACCAAAAAAATTAACCCCTAAAGTTGGTTAATTCAGTTATTTTTCGTATATTACAAAGGTAGGAGTTCAGTCACTTCTACCTTTTTTTATTTAAATAAATACTTATTATTATGATATACAACGAAAAAATACAAATGTTATTAGAGTCCTTAGATGGTAAATTGAGGATTTTACAGAATGGAATTACTGGTGCACAAACAATGTCACCATCAGAAGCTCATACTACTTTGGAAGATGCAAGAAAGGTGGTAGAACGCGTTTCCGAATTAACAAGAATAAATAGATAAATGAATTGGCTTAAATATTTAGTCGGATTTTCTGCACTAATTATAGCCGGTTGTGCAGCGTTCTTTTCGGTTACCGGATTAGGTGTCCTATTTAGTGGTGCCGCAACATCGGTAATGGTAATGGCAGGTGCTTTGGAGTTTGCTAAGTTAGTAGCAGCAACCTATCTAAAACAAAAGTGGGAAGAAATCAAGGGATTTAATAAGTGGTACTTGGTATCAGCCGTAGCATTATTGATGATTATTACATCAGCAGGTATATTTGGTTACCTTTCTAACGCATTTCAACAACAAAATCTTAAATTACAACAGGTAGATAGAGAAATCGCAGTGTATTCTACTAAAATTACTACTAACGATGCACAAATTACTCAATTAAATACTCAATTAGGTCAGTTATCCTCAACACAAAACACAATTTTAGACAAAGGTAAGGTAAATTCTCGTCTTTTACGTTCAATTGATAGTAAAGATAGACAAGTTGCTCAAATTAACAAAAAAATTGGTAATTTACAAGACGAAAATGCTAAAAATAACGAAAAAATCAACGAAATTAAGATTGCAAACTTAGATTTGGAGAAAGAAGTGGGTGGATTTAGGTTTGTAGCGGAAGCATTTGGTATGGAATTGAAAAATGTAGTGAAATTCTTCATATTTTTGATTGTAATTGTGTTTGACCCATTGGCAGTGGCTCTAATTATCGCATTTAATGGTTTAATCGAAACCCCTAAACAAAAACAAAGAAGATTATTGGGTGAAATTATAGAAAATGATGAAAAATTAGGTTTATATGAAGTTTACGGAGATGATATTATTAACGAAAACAAAGAAAATGAGACTGAAGCAAAGAATGAAGAAACAAATGTTGAATCTACTGATGTTGTGGTTGATGTTGCAAATGTTTCTGAAATTGTAGAAGAACCTGTACAATTAGTTTGGGAGGAGTATATGCATCCAGAATTTCAATGGCAAAAAAGAAATTTGTGGATAAATAATCCAAAAGCAGTTAACTATTGGTTAAAATCAAAGGGTGGAACCATTAGAGAGTTGTCAAAAATTAGGAACGAAGAAGAAAATATCAAAACTTATTAATTATTTGGTATTGTAAAATTATTTTCGTATATTACAAATATGAAAAAATACGCATTATTTATTGGAAGATGGCAAACATGGCATAAAGGACATGAGTGGTTAATCAATCAACAATTGGAGAAAGGAAAGAATTGTTGGGTAGCAATTAGAGATGTTCAACAAGATGATAATAATCCAAAATCAGCACAACAAGTATTACAAGAATTACAAAATGAACCATTCTTTACACAAAACTGGGATAAGATTTTATTATCAATAATTCCAGATATTGAAAGTGTAAACTATGGTAGAGGTGTAGGATATGATGTAATCTACCACGAACCACCAAAAGAAATCGAAAAAATTAGTGGAACGGCAATTAGAAAGAAATACATTGACTCAAATGGTGATGTAATTGTTTACAATATAGATACCGAAGATGATAGTAGAGCGTAGGAGACACATTGCTAAAACCATATCATATCGTATTTTAAGTACCCTCATAGGGTTTCTTTTAATGTGGTTAATAAGTGGTTCAATTAAAGTTGGAGCAGCATTTGGAGTAGCAGAATTGATTTATAAACCCATTCAATACTATATTCACGAAAGAATTTGGTATAAGTGGATTAAATACGGATTAAAAAAATAAAATATGAAATTAATAGTTGACAAGGGTTCTAATGGACTAACAACAAAAGAGTTTACGGAGTATCTAAAAACTCCTGTATTAAAGTCAGAAATAACACAGCAAGAAGCTGATGAATTAAGAAAACAATTGGAACAAGGTTTAACAGACTATCCTGGTTTGGGAATATCTGCTACTCAATTGGGAATTAAAAAGAGAGCTTGTTATATTAAATTTGGAGAAGAAGAATTATTCTTAGTTAATCCAATGATAAAAGAAAAATCCAAAGAAGGTTTCCTTTTTATGGAAGGTTGTTTATCTATTCCATCATCACTTACAAAACCAACTAGAACTATTAGAGCTTGTAAAGTTGTAGTTGACACCGATAACTTGGGTGAACTAACATTTGAAATTAATCCAGAAGGAGATAAAGCAAATGAACAAATTTCTAAAGAAACAATGATGACAGTTATTGTTCAACATGAAATAGACCATTTAGACGGATTTACAATTAAAGACAGAGTTTATACTACTCAGGTAGTAAAAAAAGTAGATTTTGGTAGAAATGAAAAAATTGTAATGAAATCAAAAGAAGGTGAGATGGTTGAAGTTAAATACAAAAATGCAAATAAATTATTTTTACAAGGATATGAAATCGTTTAATATGGAAATGATATTAGTTATACTATTCCTAGTTTTAGGATTTGGAACAATAATAAGAAATCTTTTATTTAAATTAGAAAAATACGAAGATATAATTGAGGAAAATGATAAATTCATTGAATCCGAATTACAAAGAAATGAAGCATTACTGGAAGCATTAAGAGAAATAGATTCTCGTGAAATGTTTGAGAAGGATGATGAAGTAGGTTCTATATTTTATCAAATTAAAGAAACTATCGAAAAATTCAAAAATCAACAAAATGCCAGTTAGAAAAAAAAGGGGCCCGAACAGACAATATTTTCCAAAAGATACCGAAGATGCAATCATTGAGTATAATTTAACCACTGACCAATATATTAAAGATAAATTATATAGAGAAAGAATTGCAGCTGCATTTGACAAACTTGCAGAGATAGTTTATAATAAATGGAAGTTTACTTACTTTGATGATGACCCAAAAGATGTAATGGCGGAAGTTGTTGCATTTATGATTGAAAAAATCCATATGTATAAAGCCGGCAAGGGAAAAGCTTTTTCTTATTTTACTATTGTTGCACGAAACTATCTTATTTTAAATAATAATGCAAACTACAAAAGATATAAAGATACCGATGTGATGTCAGGTTTACCGGAATCATTTGATACTGAAAATAATTTTAGAGAGGAGGAACGAAATGACGAACATAGAACATTTAATCTTAGAATGTTAGAATATTGGGATAAACATTTAGAAAACCATTTTCCAAAGAAAAGAGATATGCAAATTGCAGATTCGGTATTGGAATTATTTAGAAGAGCCAACTACATAGAAAATTTTAATAAAAAATCACTATATCTACTTATTAGAGAAATGACAGGACACCCTACTCATTATATTACCAAAGTCGTAAATAAAATGAAAGAAAAACAAATGGCACTTTATAATGAATTTGATAGGGAAGGTGATATAAAAATTTAAAAATGATACAATTAGGGTTATCCGCATTTTACCACGATGCAGCTGCAGCATTGGTTATAGATGGTAAAGTAATATGTGCTATTGAAGAGGAGAAACTATCTGGAATTAAACATGATAGTTCTTTTCCGTTTAAGGCAATTCAATGGTGCTTAGAATACACAAAGATAACAATTGATGAGGTTGATATGGTTTGTTGGTATGAAGACCCGAATTTGAAATACGAAAGAGTTAAAGAAACAATTGGTAAATGGGGCGGTTTAAGATTTCCAATGAAATGGAGACAATTTAATAAAAGATGGAATGAAAATGAAGGTAATTTAAAGAAAATATTAAAATCTATCGGTTATGATGGAATTATTACCTATACCAAACATCATTTATCACATTTAGCACTATCTTATTATACATCACCATTTGATTCGGCAATAGGATTGTCAATTGATGGTGTGGGTGAGAGAGAAACGATATATGCTGCAATGTGTGATACCAAAGGATTTCACAAAATACAAACATTACATTTCCCACATTCATTGGGGTTAATCTATTCGGCATTTACCGCTTATTTGGGGTTTAAACCAAACGAAGGTGAATATAAAGTAATGGGGTTGGCACCATATGGTGATAAACAAAGATATCATAGTGTATTTGACAAAGTTGCAACGATAGGTGGTGAAATTGATATCGTAAAGATGGATATGTCTTATTTTACATGGCATACATCGGATAATGATATGTTTAACGACAAATTGATAGATTTAATTGGATTTCCACCAAGATTCAAAGATGAACCCATAGAACAATGTCACAAAGATTTAGCTGCATCATTACAAAGATGGTATGAAGGTGCATTATATTTTGTTATCAATAGAATTACTAATATTTGGGAATGTGAGAATTTAGTATTGGGTGGTGGATGTGCTTATAACGGAACTGCCAATGGTAAAATTAAAACATACACATCAATTAAAAATGTTTGGATTCCATTTGCTCCAT